CAGTGTTTCGGATAGACGGCTCGGTTTCCAAGGAGCTACGGGAGGAGCGCATCGCCGCCTTTAAAGAAGAGGTGCACGGCCAAGCCGCCCCCGTCTTCCTCATCCAGGTCAAGGCGGGTGGCGTCGGCCTCAACTTGCAAGAAGCGACGCGCATCTACATCACCGCGCCCACCTGGAATCCCGCTACGGAGCTCCAGGCGATCGGCCGTGCTCACCGCACGGGGCAGACCCAAAAAGTGGTCGTACGGCGATTCATCTACGTGGGCCAGGACGGCCCCGAACCGCTCCATAGCGTCGAGCAGAGCATCATGCAGTTGCAGGAGGGCAAGGCCAAGGTGTGCGCGCAGGTCCTGAACGACCCGCGCCTAGAGACTCTGGTGCCGAACGCGCCCAAGACGACCAAGATCAATATCCAGACTTTGCGCAAGATTTTCGCTGTGTAATCAAACGCCCCTTCTACTAACCTAGTCCCAGTCCAAAAAAAAATAAACGCAGAAAGTAAATGACCGTCGGCAGCCGCGCCCAAGTGTACCACGGCAACGCCACCGAGACTGCAGGTGGCCTCAAGAAGAAGGACCTGAAAATGAAGGACGGTGAGATTGTGTCCAAGAAGAAGGCCAAGGATGCCAAGGCCAATCCCTGGATAAAGGCGGTCTCAAAGGCCAAGAAGGAGCTGGGCATCAAGGGCTTTGCGCTGGTTCAGGGGCCTCTGCTGGCCAAGGCTCGTGAGATTTATTCCAAGTAGATAATAAAAATGCAGACCGTTCTTGGTCTCAGATATTCCACGAGTGAATCAATTTTGAATAAAATTCTGAAAAAGTCCAAGACTATGACAAAAAAGCGCAAGTCCCCTTCGGTAAAGAAAACTCACAAGTCGGTTCGGGTGTCGGTTCGTAGATCTCCTCGGTAAGCATCTTCACCTGATAGGTCCTGATAGTCAGGCCCCAATTTCCATTGAAAAAATACGTCGAGTCAATGTCGATGAGACACGACACCTCTTGACCTCTAAACAGACCCTCCTTCACTTCAGGGTTGATCTGTTTTGAATCCTTGTCGAAAATATAGACCGAATCATCAATCTTGAGTCTAAGAGTCTCTCCGCGTAGGTTACTACTGAACGTCTCCACAGCTGGGCACAGCTGCGCCTCGAGTTGGCGCCACCACTGGATGAAATCTGGGTCGGAAATTCCCACCTGAAAACTCTTGTAAGAACTCACACCCCACTGACACATACCGCGCGGAATCTGGAACCTCAGAGGACCACCCTTGTACTTGAAACGAGTCCGGTCTTTGGTCAGAGGAACCGTCTCAATCTGACTTGGAACTATATCGAACCAAAAGACCATTCTAAATAAAATGTCTATTAGTTTTAAGCTATAATGCCCCATACGATAAAGGGCCAGACGCCGCGGGAGTACCGCCCGAGTGCAACGCGCCGCCCCTCAGGGTTGTCGCCAATCAATGAGAGATCAAACGCGCAAAAACGCTGGAACAAGCTCCGTCAGGCTGTGAAGCCCGCTTCACAGGCTATGCGCAACCTTCGCGCCCAGGAAGCCGCGGCAAAGAGCCGTAACGCCAAGTTGCTGCGTCTCGTCACGAATCTCAACAGGAACTGGGTGAAGGCGACGGCAACCCACGAGGCCCAAAAGAAGCGCCTTCACAACCAAGCCAAGGCTATGAACGCCCTTCGCGATCCAAATTACGTAAACGCCCAAAGTTCGGCGTTAAAAATTTACAAAAAGCATTTAGCCGCGCTTCACATCGCTAGAAATATGGTGGTGAGCGAGCTCATCCGAAATTCTACGAGCTCACAGATCCGCCGCAATCTCTACGCAATGGGTATTGAACGCGGTCGTTACGGCACGTCACAAAACAACTGGCAAAACTGGACGAATAAGCTGTGGCACCTGACTGAACTGAAAAATAAGGGGAAGCAGTTTTTAAAATCGGCGTCACGTGCTTGAAGAATAGTTCAAGACCCGGGCCAGACCCGACCCCTTGAGCAGAACCCGCAAATCAGTAACCCAAGGATCACGACTAATATATGACTGGAAAGTACCGTTGGGTGAAATTATCTCGACAATATGCTTATCCTCTGTATCATTAAAGACCCATAGACCGGCTGTATGATAGTTTAATTCTATAGGTCTCCTAATGATATGAGATCCCGGTGCACGAAAATTGTAAAGGGATTTTGTTTCTAAATTATAAATGAGCCCGTCATGGGACTTGAGGAGCCACCATAACCTCCAAGCTTTTGCTTCATTAATTTTCTTTGGTGCAATTTTGAAACATAATTGAACATCGATCGAAGGTTCGGACCATTCAATTATTTTTCGAACCAATTCTGTTGGTAAATTCTTCCATATTGTTGGATCCATTACCTACTTTCTTTTACAGTTTTTAAATGGTGCACAACTTGAACGCATAGTAAACCCTTTTATAGGGCCCAAAAGACACCGAAGTTTACTGAATTTACGAGGTAAATTAAAGACCTTTTTGTTCGACTTCCTCACGCACTTTTTGTTCTTCGGCCCAGACCGGCAACAATTTTTCATCTTAAATTTAGCTTGGAAATTAACCTGAACACATCACACAAGACTCGGGGTTTTCACGGGAACACGCGAGCACCTCTTCAGCAGTTGGCTTCTGTGCAACTGGGACCGTCACCTGCTGCGCCTTGGCCTTTGGGCGCGTTCGCAGGTAGTACATACCCGTCTTGAGCCCCTTCTTCCAGCCGTACATATGCATGCTCGAAAGCTTCGCGGCTGTCGGGCTCTCCATGAAAATGTTGAGACTCTGAGACTGGTCGATGAAAGCGCCGCGGTCCGCCGCCATATCGATCAAGCTCTTTTGTGGAATCTCCCATACGGTCCGGTAAATCTCCTTGAGACGCGCGGGAATGTCGAGACTCTGGACCGAGCCTCCGTGACGCACAATCTCCGTCTTCATGGCTGGGGACCAGAGACCGAGCGCCTCGAGGTCCTTGACGAGGTGCTTGTTGACAACCACAAACTCACCCGCGAGGGTCCGACGCAGGTAGATGTTGGTCGTGTACGGCTCGAACGCCTCGTTGTTCCCCATGATTTGTGCGGTTGACGCGGTCGGCATCGGTGCCACGAGCAGTGAATTGCGGAGACCGTGTGTTTTGATGTCCTCTCTGAGAATCTCAAAATTGAAGTCCGGTTTGACCCCCCACGTGTCAAACTGTAGAATACCCTGTGAGGCGGGCGACCCGGTAAACGTCTCGTATGGCCCCTCCTCCTTGGCGAGCTGGCACGACTCTTGTAGGGCCGCGTAGTAGATTCGTTGGAAAATGTACGTGTTCCAGTAGCGAGCCTCTTGACTGTCAAAGGCCCAGCCCATCATCTGAAACACGTCTGCGAGACCCTGAACCCCGATACCGATGGGACGGTGACGCATGTTCGACTTGCGAGCTGCCTCGGTCGGGTAGTAGTTCTTGTCGATGACCCGGTTCAGGTTCCGCGTGATGACCCGAGTCACGTATTGAAGCTCGTCAAAATCAAACACCAAAGGGTGGGTCCCTTCGGATGCGGGTTTCTTCACGAAAGTCGGCAGGCAAATGGACGCCAGGTTACACACAGCCGTCTCATCCGGTCCAGAAACCTCCATGATTTCGGTGCAGTTGCCGGTGATAACACCGTTGAAGATACCCATGTGACGCTTCGGCTCGTTGAAACAGTACGTCGCATCCATGCGCCCGTTATCCTCGATTGAAACGACGCGGACATACTGCCGAACATCTCGAGACACTGGGGTAAAGTCGCTCAGGTCAAGACGATGCGTCGCGAAACCCGAATTGATCAGGGTCTCTACGCCGAGTGCAGACACCACAAGTCGCCAACAAGCCTGTGTATCGAACATCTTCTTGCCACCCTTGCCATCGGGGAGCTCACGTTCACCCGCCTCGTGCAAGAGACCGATGGTTGAACTCACACCGAGCGTATGAAGCATGAGCTGGATATCCCGAAGAAAGTTGAGGTGGATTGAGGCAACCGAGATGCTCTTTTGGGTCAGATTTCCAGGGCACCCCTGAGTGTGACCGTCTGCGTCACATAGTCCGGCGAACCAGTCGAGGCGGGTTTTCACGGCGCCCCGTAGAGGAACTTTGAACTTGTTGGGGAGATCATACGGGAGCTGCACATTCAAACGACCTGACGCGTCTTCTTCACCCGACATCGTTCGAACCTCCAAATGCTCTACGAGCTTCTTCTTTTCACCGTAGAGTGAGACTGTTGGAATCGTTTTGAAACCTGAGTATGTCGAGTGGTAGGTACCGTCCCCGCAGAAAAACCCGTGAGTATACGGATAACTGAAATCTTCCGTATCTCCGAATTCAACTGGACTTGGAGGGGTCCACTTGATGAGGCGGTCACCTGGAACAAGATTCGTGGTTGGCTTGATTTCCGTCTTTGAACCATAACCGACCTGAAGATGAAACTTGTGATATTCGGTGCACTCGAGGAAAGTGCCGTCACTGAAATTGACACGGACCAAACGACTCTTGGCACTCGTATTCGAGATGGTGACAGCAGACCACTCTTCACCGTTCCATACGTCCACTACTTGCCCGACAAGATCTGATATTTTTTGGTATCCATTTTTGGTTAGAATCATCGTCTCGGGTGCGACACACAAATTGCTCGACTTGACCGTCCCGATGTTCATCTGGTTAGACTTGGAGTTGACGCTGTCCTTGTAGCACATGTAAGGCGTTCCAGTCTCGACTTGGCTCTTGAGAACGGCGTCCCAAACTTCACGAGCCCGGACCTTCTTCTTGAACCGCCCCTGTGCGACATATGTACGGTACAACTCGTTAAATGATTCGCCCCAAACATCCTGGAGCCCCGGACACTCATTCGGACACATGAGGTACCAGTCGCCATCCTCTTCAACCTTTTGCATGAACAAGTCAGGGACCCACAGCCCCGTGAACAGGTCGCGGCACCGCATCTCGTCATCACCCTGGTTCAGACGCAGCTCGAGAAAGTCCATGATATCTGCGTGCCACGGCTCGAGATAGATGGCGAACGACCCCTTGCGCTTCCCGCCACCCTGATTGACGTACCGAGCCGTATTATTGAAGACGCGAAGCATGGGCACAATGCCGTCAGCCACGCCGTTTGTGCCCTTGATAGGTGTGCCATTTGCACGGACGTTGCTTATGTGCATACCGATACCCCCAGACCACTTGGAAATCTGGGCGCACTCCTTCAGTGTGTCGTAGATGCCCTCGATGGAATCATCCTTCATACCCACCAGGAAGCACGAGCTCATCTGGGAGCGAGGCGTTCCGGCATTAAACAGCGTAGGTGTTGCGTGTGTGAAGTACTTCTGGGACATCAGGTCGTACGTCTCCTTGACGCGCTCGAGGTCATCCATGTGAATTTCCACAGCGACGCGCATAAACATATACTGCGGCGTCTCACCTGGAAACAGGTAGCCCTTTTGGAGCGTCTTGATCCCAAAATACCCAAAGTCGTAATCACGTTTCTGAACGATATATGAATCCAGTGCAAGGGCCACACATTTGATAAACTGTTCAGAGAGGATACCCTTATTGTACAGGGTCAGGGTACAGTCACTGAAGGTCTTGGGGCAATTCTTCTGCAAATTTGAGACGATGATTCGCTTGGCCAGGACCTCATAGTCAGGGTGTTCCGTGATCATACCGATGGCCACCTCGGCACTCAGGTTATCAATTTCACTCGTAGAAATCCCGTCATACATGCTTGTGAAAACCTTCTGAGCCACCTTGTCTGGTTGGACATTTAGGGTCTCAAACTCAGGGGTCCTATTTAGTTTTGAAATTCGTTGAGTCACCTTGTCGAACAGCATTTCAACCGAGTCCCCATTTCTCTTGATGACCTTCATTGTACTGAAAGGGCCTGATTTTTTTAACTTGAGTAAGAATAATGAGTATGCTCGAGACATATGACGTCAAGCCGATTCGTCTGAGTGTCTTTACGCCACTGGGAAATGCCTTTTTCTCGGAGTTTAACCGGGAGGGTATTCACCGGTCCATCATCGACACCATCAAGTCCCAGACGGGCTACGAGCTGGACCGTCAGAGTGACGGCGATATCCAGTCCCTTATGCGTGTGGTGTACACGGACCTGGCAGCCGACCCGTACACGGATGTCAAGAACCAGGTGGGCCGTATGAACGCCGAGGTTATCAAGCGGGCTACCCAGACCATATCCACCGGTATGCTCCAGCAGCTCGTGTACCTGCGCGACATCTCCGAGAACCCCGTCCCCCTCGAGATCCCAGTCAACACCAGCACGTACGGAAACAAGATTCCCAGCAACTTCAAATTTGGAATCTTTTAGGGAGTTCCGAAGGAACTCGGTTAAGGGCTACGCCGTAAATAAGTTCTGCGAACTTACTAGATATGCGCGCTCTTGACGACCTTCTCCTTGGCTTTCTGATATTCTTTGCCATCGAGAGATTCATTCGCCTATTCAGTAACGGTATCATCGAGCCGTGGGCCAAGAAGCGTACAAAAAACCCAAATGTGGTTGAAAATTGGAAGCTTGTGACCGAGTTTGCGTTTCTCATAGCCGCGTGTTTCCTCGTCGTGTACTTCAGGAAGCCTTTGGCTCGGCTCATAACTTAAAAGAACGAGGCCTTTTGTACTTAATGAATAAGTTTCGCGATGAAACTGCACTCATGTGCCACCAGAAGGGGTGGGACAAAGCCCCTATTAGTATCGTATGGATGCTCTTGAATGAAGAGATGGGCGAACTCGCCTCGAGCATCAGGCAGAAGAAGCAAATTTATAAAAAGACGGGCCTCAAAAAGGACAGGGGAACTGACATCATGATGGAGATGGGTGACGTGTTCAGTTACCTCTTCCAGCTCGCGTCCATGTTGAATGTAGACTTGGACGAAATGTGGGAACTTCACCAGCAAAAGGTCAAGACCAAAGTCTATGCAGTCAACAAAAATAATGTAAGCGTATTTTAGAAATGGCATCAGCCTTGATGTTGGATGACCGTCTGCAGATCGACAAGTTTAACCCGACCACGTGGACGGGCGACTTTGGCATCAATAAAGACGGGTTCCGTAAGGACCTCTTTATCGATGGATCGTACACATCAGCCATCGATGAAAAGCCAGTAGATTACTCAGACGATCTTGATGCCGGTATCAAGCCCCGTGACCTCTCAGGAAACGTCCACCTCAAGACCATCGATCCCAACTACGCCCCCCACGGCGCGTTTCCGACGCGCAAGTTCGAGTACTCGGATGGCACCGTGACGTGGTACCGCCCCGAGCTTCCGTGGAAATGGATGGGTCGTGACAGTCAGAAGATCGGACCTTTCAAAATAAAGAAAAATATCCTTCTGATGCTTATTATTTTGGTTATCGTGTTTTACATTCTGAGCCGCCTCAAAAAGTAAGCACCTTGGGTGCCACCACTTTGACCAATTTCTTTGATAAATTCTCCTTTTCAATTTTAGACCGTTCATCCAGTTTGGGACACATGTGCACCTCAAGCTGAATGCATTTGCAGCAAAATGACCCAGCACACTCCCGACACTTGAGAAAGCGGTTCTTGTGTTTACACTCGAGTTTCTTGCTGAAAATCCGAGTGTATGACTCCATGACGGATGAACTTGCGTTCATCCTCTAGTACTTCACAAGCAATTTGTTTCTTAAACTGAGAGTCCCGAGGGGACTCGTCCAGTATCTCACAAAGGCCCTCGGCGCGACCCTTGAGGACGCGCTGCCACACGACTTCCAGCGCCGGGAGAACTCTAGCAAACCACTCACGGTCCCTATGGACACGGACAACCACGAATTCTTCCGCCTTGGGAGGGACGCTGTTCGCGTCCCCCGGTCTATACTGCACAAAGTCACACTCGTCCAAGTCTGTAATCTCGAGTTGAAGTTGAACCTGTGGCAGGTAATGGGCCGGCACCTTGGGTTCAATCTTCCGAGTCAGGGGACACTTAATTTCGACCAAAATTCCATCCTCGGTGACTCCGTCCGGTGATGCGCCCAGCCAAGGATACTCACGGTGTTGCACAAGGCCAATCTCGTGGGACTTTCTGTTAAATTTCTGATCATACAAATCTCGGACAAAAGGTTCGAGTAGGGTACCATGCGCCGTTGCGGCGTTTCCGGCCCACTTGGTCCGCAGAACCTTCTTTTTTACAAATGAATCTGGAGATTCGTAACGATTCTCACCAAGGGCGCTTGCTACGTCACTCGCAGTGATCATATTCTCTCGGAGGTCTAACCATTCCTGAGACCTTTGTTCGGCGTATTCTTGCGCGATGAGCTCACGCGCTCGAGCCACAGTTCTTTCCATTGACTGGGATCTTCTTGTTCTTAAAACGAGGGTCAGTCTTAAGTACAATCTCAGCTGCATTCTGCTCAGCCTGCTTTTTGGTGGTTGAGAACCCCGAGCCGCAGTCCATTCCATCGACT